GCTATCAGTTGTCTGTGCATCACTAGTGCTAAAGTGCATTAGAATGGCACCACTAACGCTTTGCTTTATCTCACCATCGCTGGTAATTACAGAACTAGGTGTTTGGTTATCTGACGCCGCGAAGATTGAAACGCCACTAATAGCATAGGGATCTGTATATTTCCCGTCGTTAACAAAGTAAAGGACGAGAGCCGTATCGCCCAGAACGGTAGGTCTCTCATGCCTAGTGGTAACACTGAAGTTGTTAATTTTCATTTACTGACCTCATCATTTTGGCGTTTAAGCTCTTCCATACACAGCTTTAGAAATGTAGTTCTTTCAGCAGCAGTCATTTTCTTTACGTCGGAGTAGGTAAAACCCGCCTTAGATACTAATATGTATGCCTGCTGCCTAAGAGCTTCAAAGGTTAAACCGTTTATTAGGTCACTGAAAAAAAACCAGCATCTAAGGGCATTTCCATGAGCGTAGTGCTCTTACATGAAGGGCACTCGAACATGAAACGAGAGTCCAACCCAAATTCCCCCTTGTGGATCTCTTTAAGTAGCTTCTTAACATCTATAACATGCATCCTTTTGATTGCCTTTGAGATGAATACAGGATCACTATTTCCATTAAGTGTTATTACAAACCTGTAAAGGTTTTTTATAGTGGTTGGAGTGTCAATCAAGAATCCGTCCTCTCTGCTCCTAGGGAACCTGACAGTAGCCTCAACCCCCAGTCTGGGGAGGGTAAAAGTCCTAGGATCCTCCAGGTCATCAGGAACTTCATTAGTCCTTAAATCTTCTGTGAGTTTAATGCTAGTCTTTACCTCTGTGTGACAGTCTGGGCATCCTATGCTGAACTCGTAATCCTCCCCATACGAGGCTTCTCTAACCTTGAGTAAGAGATACATCTTATCCATGCTTAAGAGGTCCGAGTGGTCAATTCCAGCTACACACTTCTCAATGAGCATATTTATAACGCCCAAACCCTTACCGCCGGATCTAAGTATGTGATCCTCTTCCTCGTATGTAAGGGGCTTAATAGAGACTTCTTGAAAGTTGTTATAGAACTTACCCTTAGACGGTAGGTTCACTTTTATGCTGTCTACATCTTCAGAATTTGAGAATAAACTGTCCAATTCTGTTTCATAATCTTGAGCTTTAGACCCTTCAATCTTTCTTATCTTACTCATACTTACTATAATAGTCTATGCGGATAGTCATAGGCAACTTAACAAGTGTCTTAGAAACTGATAACCCTAGTATACTAAATGCCTTAGAGGATACTTACTCATTTTATATCCCAGGGTATCAGTTTTCCCAGGCATATAAGAAGAGAAGGTGGGACGGTAAGAAGAGGTATTTTACAAGTACCGGCAAATTTAGGACGGGACTACTTTACAGGGTTATCAAGGATTTAGAGAAGATAGGGGCTACGGATATTGAGCTTGAGAATAAGCCTAATCAGGAAGAGCATTATATTCCCCCTGTTGGAAAGTTTGAGTATAGAGAATACCAAGAGAAGGCAATATACCAATGCCTGAAAAGAAAGCGTGCTATTGTAGACAGCCCTACCGGATCCGGTAAAACTTTAATTATGGCTGGATGTATTGCGGCCCTACAGCATGAGAAAGATATCACAGCAGTTGTTCTTTTCCGAGAGAAAGGCATTCTCAACCAGACTTACGAGTTCTTCAAAGCATGTGGTATCAGAGATCTTGGCTACAACTCAGGAGAAGGGTATGTCCCAGGTAAGATCATGTTATCCACAGTTCAAAGTATTGAGCGTATAATTGACACACACCTGCAAGCTGATTTGCTTATGGTTGATGAAGCCCACCAATTCTGTAAGGGTGAGACCACCATAGCAGCCGTTGAGAGCTTCCCTAACGCCTCCTATAGGCTTGCTTTCACTGCCACCCCTCCCAGAGAGATAGCAAAGGATATCAATGCTAGGATGGTCTTAGAAGGCGCCTTCGGACCTGTGTATACGACCCGCTCCGCTGAGGATCTTATTAAAGATGGGTCCCTTGCTAAACCTGTGATACAGGTTATTGATAATACCCCTGTCTCCTCTGTGGATGAGGACTTATCTTACTTGGAAGTTTACGACGAATACATCGTCAACTGTAACTTACGGAATGATAAGGTTAAGGAAATCGTATCAAAAGTGTATCAATCTAATCCTAAAGCTAAGATTCTAATACTTGTAAAAAACCTGCAACATGTAGAGAATCTACAGGCTCGTATAGATAATTGCTACACTATTGAAGGGAAAGATGACATAGAGACTAGATACGATATTATTAAAAGCTTTGTAAACGATGATAAGCCTGCTACTATCGTAGGAACGACAGTGATGCAAACTGGTATTAGTATTGATGAAATTACTCATATGATCAATGCTAGAGGTTTATCTGGTGAGGTTCCTACGCTGCAAGGGTTAGGTCGAGGTATACGAAAAGCCGATGGCAAGGATACTATGTATTTCTACGATTTCTATGATCGAATTCCTTACTTAGAGAAGCACTCTAAAACTAGGATACAGCACTATAAAAGACTAAAGTTTGAGGTTAACAATGTCCGATTCTGATATCATCCCCAGAGAAAAGCAAGTAGATGCTTTAGAGAAACTTTCCCAAGAACAGCTATCAATGATTGGTAGCATTGTTGATACCCTTAAAGATATAGGAAAAGAAGGGAGGGTTAATGAGCTTTCCCTTAGAAAGATTACGAACGTGTGGAGAGAGTTAGACTCACTAAGAGAGCTATTCTTCTTAAGACTTTTCAACTGTATGAAGAGGGGCGATAAGCTACTCTAGCATACTATACAGCCGCTGGAATAAGCTTCCCTACAACACTATCAACAGTGAAGTTCTGACCTCCTCCTGAGTGCTGAACCTTAAGATCTAAGGCCATCACAACTGACCCATCCACAGACACCTCGTCGTGCATTACCCCTTCTCTGTGCATGCTAGCCCAGTTACCGTAACCTGCCACCGCGCCGACCGCGACGCCTTGGTGGAAATGCCCCATAATCAGTTGGGTATTGCTAGTTAGCTGGCATAACTTAATAGTCATTTTATACCTTGTGTATGTAGAGTTAGTCGCTTGAGATATCGAAGAGTTGAGAACTGTGGTCCCGCTAAGATCAATAGCCATACGAACATTACTACCTTGCTGGTATATTCTTCCAAGTATTTCAACTTCGTAACTGTGTCCGTTGTCTAGAATTCCCGAAGGTAGGTCTATTGAGGTTACTTGAGTTAATGCCGAAGTAATGTTAGAAGAGGCGGCAGGATACCCTTCGTTCTTATGGAATACTACCGGAACTCCCGCACCTAGTAATTGATCCCATCCAGAAGGTTGAACGTTAAGGTTACCAGAAAGATTTGTATCGCCGGTAACAGTTAAGGTAGCCATCTCCCTAGTCCCAGCAGATAGGACATATTGTGTATGGTCGTCGTTAGTCAAATCACCTAACTGGGTGTGGCTAACGTCACTCCTAGCAATCCATTCGGGCCTACTTAATGAAGCGTTGTAATGAAGTAAATCTCTGTTATTATTAGCAGGTAAACCCGACCAAATACTTTGTCCTGAATCGTAATAAACTACTTCCCCACCTAATGGTTCAGCACTATCAACATCTGATAAATCTCCAAAAGAAATGGTGTTCTTAGCGTAATGTATATTAGTATCTGCTATGTGAGAGTCGATAGCTGCATGGTCATTTGACCCTGCTCCTGATATGGACTGGTGATCCCCAACTAGGTATTCTCCAGATGTATTATCCCAGTAAAATACCTGCCCCTGTGATGAAGGGTTTAGCTTAATAATATCGTGCATTTCATGGATGTCCCAACTCTGTTGGAAGTCCACGAATATTCGACCGGAAGAAACATTCTGTTTTTCTACAATACCTACACGAACAGTAATCTGACCGTTGGAAGGACTTGCACTGGTGTATAACCCTGGATTACTATCCAAGTAAAGTAAAGTGCCTACAGGATATGCAGCAGTATCCACGTCATTAACGTGACCGAAGACAGTCATGAACCCATCAGAATTGTCGCTAATAGACTCAGTGAGAATACCCATAATCCTCTCCTGCTCTTCGGTTCCAGTATTAACGGCAGAAGCTATTAAAAGCTTCTCCCCCTGGACTCCTGAGACGTATGTCACGCACCCGTTTGGTAAGGTATTTCCGGTAGAGTTCCGTACCCTTATTACTACTTCCTGGCCTACTTGTAAAGTTGTATTAGATCCTGTTTGAATATCTAAAGTCTTCTTATCATCATTCCAAGCAACTTGACCCTCAGTAATAGTGTGGGTTCCTCCATTAGAGGAGAACTCTACACTAGAGAATAAAGGAGCGGCTGAAAAAGAATTAAAGTCAGATACTAAATGATATTGAGGGTGATCGTTATCTCCTAGACCACTAAGCTGACCGTGATCCCCAACACCCCCAAAAGTTACCCATTGGCTACCATCATAAACCTTTAATAATGACGTATCTAACCATATTTTACCAGTAGCTGCTGCTGGTGTTCCTGCCGATACTTCAACCGGCCCCACGT